CAAATTTTCATCTCTTTTTATGAAGTCTTATGAGCCGCATTCGTTACAAGATATGGCTGGCTTATGGAGAATGTTATCAAATGATTTCAACTCCCTCCAGAAGTCTCCGTTTTTTGATAAGGTTTTGAATGTTGTCAGTCTTGTAGTTTGTTCTGGTTTGTGTGGTTCTTTTGATATAGATTTCAAGGTTGCTGGTTTTAATTTGTTTTCGGAGAACTTATCTAAGCGATTGAATAGTGTGTCCCTCACGGATATGCCCGGAATGATTTTGGAGACAGTTGCTTATTTTCTAGAAACTGGCTACATGTGTTATACACAGGGTTCATTTAAGCCCATTTTGTTCACTAACCCAGAAGCGTATGCTTTCGAACAGAAGTACCTTGAATTTTTCCGGGTTATTCCGCTTATTGGAGACGGAGATTGGGAAACCGCTGGCATAACCATAACAGAGTTTCACACATTATATGATGATCTTTATTCTTACCTTCATAGTCTACACAGTTCGTTGAATAAAGGTTTCGAGAAGAAAGTTATATGGGATCGCTTGATTGGTATTGTTAAAGCTAAGAACGATCTGGATCGGAAATTGAATTCTGGATTACTTAGGCGTGCCCCTTTCGTTTTGGCTTTTTGCGGACCATCTAGTGTGGGTAAGACTACTGTTGCAAATATCATCAATGTGGTGGCCGTCAAAGCAAGTGGTGGGACTGGTGACCTTACCAAGAAGATCACCTGGAATGAAAATGACGACTACTTTTCAAATTATAAGGTCGACACCGAGACTATTGTTATGGATGATTTATGTAACACCAAACCTTTATTTATCCAATCCTCGCCCTTGGCGTGGTTGATTAAATTTAATAATAATAATCCGGAGTATGCGGTTATGGCTGAGTTAGAATCTAAGGGTAAATTACCCATCCGCCCACTTACTCTTGTTATTACAACCAATGTTCCCGATTTGCTTGCGCAAACTTACTCCAATGAGCCCGTTTCAATACTTAGACGGTTAGACATGAGGGTTAGTGTTACCGTTAAGGAAGAATTCGCTCTAGTGAATGGAGGTAGTGGAAATTTCATGCTTGATCCTGATAAAGCTCGTGTATACGTTGATAGTTTAGAGGGACCGGAAAAGATTTTCCCTGATATGTGGAATTTTACGGTTGAGAAAGCTGTCGCTGTTAAAAACCCCAATGGGGGTACCGATCGTGCTGAGTTCCGGAAAATAGTTTGGCAGGGGATGATATTGGAGAACATTAGTCTAAAGGTCTTGGCCGACTATACTGCTGATGCTGCCAGGTTGCATTCTCATAATCAGAAGAACCTAGTCTCCAAACAAACCCAATTACATGAGACTATTAACCTTTGCTGCATCTGCAATAAGCTACAGATGTCTTGTCAATGTTCATATTGTGATCAAGCTGGGAATGATAGTCTAGATAGGGAGCCTGATATCGATGAAATTATAGAGATAACAGATAGTGATTTTGAAGGTGAGTCGTCTCTATGGGATTTTCTACCTTTTTTATACCGGCAGGATGTAGCATCGTTCTTCTCCTATTTATTATCCCGACGGGGGATATTGGATTATTTTAGACTTCATTGGCGACAGATATTCGTTAGTTTTAGCCTTTGGTTGGTCCTTGTGATATTGAGACCGCTGGATTTGGTTCCATGTATGTTGTGCTTTATCTTCCTGATTCACAGTTTTCTATTATACCGATTTTATTTGATTTATTGGTATTCTAGGGAACGATGGTTTCGTCTACAATCATCTGCCAATAGGATCACAAGTAGTCCATTATTTACGTGTATCGTTGGTGCTGGTACTACATATCTTATGACCAGGGCCCTTGGAAAGATCTTGTATGGACTAATTAAGTTCTATCGTTCTTTCAATGGTGCCGTTATGACAGGGCAATCCGCTCTTAATCCGAATAATGAGGAGTACGTCGCACGCCGTCAAGAGCCAAATCCTTGGTATCCCAAGATACCTGTTACTAAGTTGAGTAAACCCACCCCTCGCTCCAAGACCACCACATGGCGTGACCTCAACGGGAAGATAGCAAAAAGTTGTGTCTTTGTCAAGAGTGGCAGTAAGATTACAGGTGGTTTTTATATTCGTACCCATCTGCTAGCAGTTCCTGGACACTTCGTAACTGAAGACATGGAGCTCGAGATAATACCGCGAGTTAAGTATTTGGGGAATAAACATAGCTATCGCATACGTACTTCAAGCGATTTAGTTTATAGGGTACCAGATTCCGACATTGCATTAATTTATGCTCCCGGTGGCTGTGATAAAAGTGACTTTACTGATTATTTTCCAGTTTCGCATCTGGAAGGTGAATGTATTGGATCTTTCAC